CAATACCATCCAGTAAACTATCAATCACACCTTTTGCATAAAGTGAATCTGATACAGTTTGACTAGTTGCATATGAAGTCAGGTCTGAAATGTAGGTGTCTTCAGTTACCGTACCAGCGTATGCAAGATCCGAATCTCTCAACTCTTCCAAAAGATCTATTTCCGTCTGACTCCAAAAGTCAGCGGGATTAACCAGATCAAGTCTATTTGTTAGACTCTTGTAAAAATTGACCAGATTGAGTAGATTATTTATAATGTCATCACGTGTATCATAATTTAATTCACCATCAAGTGCAGTTAATTCTCGACTAATGTAACCATTTATATCATCTAAACTAACTAGAAATCCAATGAGTGAATCGATAGTTGCACGCTGCTCCGCAATGAGGGTCACATTACTACCTGGATCTGTGGTCAAACTATTCAATTGATCTATTTGTGTGTCTGACCAAATACCTCTTCTTTCACCAAGAGTAAATGTTCCAGACTTTATTGCCGCATACACAATTCTGGAACGCGTATACGCCGTTTTACCGGGTATATCATCAAGTACCGCTTTAAGACCGAATTTTATAATGTCATATTCAGCTTTTGTGTTATCTAAAATCTCCGTAACTTTATTAACCGTTGCAACTTGCTCGGTTGTTCCAGGTTTAAGTTGTGATAGACCTGTCAGGTAGTAACTGACAGTTGTGAGATATAAACGCAATCCAAATATGAGTAGGTCATCGGATGGTACATTTTCAGGTATTTCAGGGGGGCGATATGCTTCTGGGTATATTAAAATGTTTAAAATACCAATCTGTTCAGTTCCCCAAACATTATCGTAGGCAAGAAGTTCCTGTATGATACCATAACGTGTAGGTATATCCCCTGGATTTGTAAGTGGAATGAGTGAATTCAACTTGGTAGTTGCATCCAATTGTATTCCAAGAATTGTACCAGGGATACTATTTAGGTATGTTTTGATTGTAGCTACCCTAGCCAATTCGGTGCTGCTATCACCAGAGTAAGTTTTAAGTTGTTCCAAAACACTGGTATAAGTATCATCTGTTCCCCAATAAAATAGATTGAGAATGGCGTTTATCAATTCTGTTCGCACGTCAGGATCTTGTTCTCTGTCAAATGTATCTAATACATTTCCTATTGCACCACTCCACACCGGAATCAACTTAAGAATAGTAAGAGTTGTCTGTTGAGCGTCTGTGTAATTGTCAAGTAGGTGCAGTTGATCCAAAATGGATACATATTCATCCGACCATTTACCAGTTTTTTTGGCGATAAAGAAAAGTTCCTTTACACAATTCTTAAAGTCCAATCTAAAGTTACCCGACTTTGATTGTGGTTCAATTTCAAATGTATTTCTTTGACGTTGCTCAAAGAGGATATCCAATGGCTTACTTTTAAGCATACAACGCTCCACTGTATCAAGATGAACGATATCCAAGTTTATCTTAAAATCACTCAACTCCAATGGTTCTATGATTTCGTTATTTGCTCGTGGATTCCATATAGTTTGACCAAATTTTTCTTGTGACACAAATAGAACATCATTTGTGGATCGTAGCTTTATCCGAAGAGACAATTCTTGTTTGGTTATTGCACATAAAGGAATGCCATGTGAGGGGCGTCGACTAAAGTAGAATGGAATCTGAATTCTATATTCATCTGTACTAAAAGGATCTACCCCTTGTGTGCTAAACTGACCATCATAGAACTCCTGTAAAAATTCACGGTCGGAACTTCCCTGGAAGTGTTTCCCATGTATTACATCCAAACTTGATCTGTAAGATTCTGGAATGTTCAATTCTCTATCTATGAATATATCATCTGATGTAACCGTATCTATTAATTGGTCACCTACCCGTAATTCTGCGTATTCAATAACAGATATCCCAAATACGTCGATAGGTGAAATATTTGAACCAAGACTTGCAACTTTTGTGGGATCTACTGTAAAAGAAAGGGTAACTTCTTGTAAAATGTCACCACAGTTTTGAGGAACTGTTACATCTAAAAGGTCATCCGTGTACACACCCTTTGGAAAGGAAAATTTGTAATTTTCATTTGCATAGTTCGCGTACTTGCTATACCTTTTCGTAAAAAAGGAGAATGACGGGTTTGCAGTTAAAGAGTCACTTAACTGACCTAAGGCTTCAATCTGGACTCGACCCGCCATTTATACTATCTGTGATTAATATTTTAAGCCACATAATCCACTGGAGTAGTGAAGTATGTTGTAGTTTTTCGCATAAATTTGTACTTCTGTTGTGTCACCTTCTTCGGGTGCGTATGGATCTGTATAGTCAAGTTCAATTTGACATCTTTGGTCAATTATACGACTGAAATTGAGATGCCCTGATGGGTTGTTGTCCAATGGATACATCGCAAACGAATAACTGGCAATATGTTCTCGTGTTGCTAATGTTCCTGTACCGTCAAATGAAACATCTCCATTCGCCCCAGACATGGAATTTACAATGGAGTTTTCATATACCAATTTTGAAAATGACTCATTGAATAAAGTTGTATTATTTAGGGTTATACCCAAATTTTTGAATTTTGTATTGAGCATATACTGAATAATATCCTCATTGTCGTGGTATGAAAACCGTCTTGATTTTCGTCCAGCAATGAAATACATTGTCTTGACTGGGTGTTTAAAACCTAAAACAATTTCTTCTTTTGGTTCGTCTGTTCTTTGTATGTCATATCTTCTCAATTGCATTTGAGTAATTAACTGATCTATTGGTGTGCTTCTCAAATAATTCAACTCATTATTATCTAAATACGCATATGTAGTTAAAAGAGATGCGGTTTGTATTTTCAAATCAGATGTATATTGATTTAAATATGGTTTTAGAATTTTTTCTTTACTTTTAAATTTTATTCGAACATAACAGTTTTGTTTTGTGAGTTTACAAAATAAAATAGAAGCTGGTAAATTGTTGTAGAAATAAAATGGTAAATCCACATACATCTGTCGTAAGTTCCACACATTATCTCCATCTGAACCATATGGTTCTTGTTTTGCGGTAATGAGAGGTACTACACTATCTCTAAAGTTGTAGTCACTTGTGTGGTATTTATGATACATATAAATCCAATCACCTGTAAGTCGTTCTATGATTGTACCCCCTATATATAGATCCGCATACTCTATAGCATGTATACCAACATTTGGTGTAAACGGATCGTCGTAGTTACCACCAGATGGTGTCACATATGACTCATTCGCCTTATAAAAGAACTGATACCGAAGTGTTAAATTGGTAAGAAGATCACCTACATCAATTGGTATAATACACAACGTTTCTTCATCAAATCTTGCATCGATGAGTGGTTGTTCTCTCACATCAAATGCAAAGTTTGTATGATTTTTAAAAATGTTCAAAAAATGTGAATAGGTAGGACTTCCTGTTATATGTGTATCCTGAGTTCCTAGAGTACTTAATCGCAGTCTTCCTGCCATCTCTACTTAAGTATACGTTTTGTTTTTTAAGTCTGAAGTAAAAATCCTCTGTCAAACACAAGCTTTTTGTAGCCTGTATAATACATATGAAACCTGTACTCTGGACTTGAGAGTGTCTGACCATTTCCATACTGAAGATCTGTATTGTCTACCATCTCAAGGTACATTTTTGTTTTTTCGGAATTTAGAGTAGAAAAATCAAGGAAACCCGATGATAAAGTACTTTTTGGGTACATAGAAAAATTATATGTGTAGATGTAATTGAACAAGTAATTAGGTGCGGGTGGTTCAAAGTCGTATGTTCTACTCACATCAGTTCCAGAACGCGCAAGTCTTGAACGAACTGGTACATAACTAAAGAAGTATTCCTTGTCGTTGTTTGACACATTTGGAATCCGTTCTTCATTTAATGTGAAATAAGCAGTCTTTAAAAGATGTGGCTCTTCTGTATCTTTGATTTGTGAGCGGGTAAAATTGAAACGATTGGCAGTTGTTGAATAGAACCATTTATTTATGTAGGTTGGATCTGTCGCAGCTATACTACGATATTCATTTTCATCTTCGTATCCCTCGTACCTAAAAAACCAGTGAAAAGCTTTAACGGGTACACTTGGTTCTAGCTGTACAATAAAATTTCTTTCTCGTGGATCAAGTGGAATACTTGAGTGTTTAAATACAAAATCATACACAAGTTCTTGATTTGGTCTCATGAAATACATTCGTTCTTCTGGAGAAAGTGTAATTTCTTCGGTGATAACATTGAAACCTGGCATTTTCTTCGCTGGCGGTGCCACAGGGGCACCTCGACCAACGAAATTATCTATAGTGCGCTGGTTGTACAGTGTAAAATAAGACTGTTTGAAAAATTCAATTTCAAGTGTGATTTTTTGATTATGTATGGCACACAAGGGGAATGGGGGTTTACTTTGAAGATTTTCAGGGTATACGTCACCCGCATAGTTGTGTGAAAAGAAGAATGGTATGTGAATAAAAAGTTCATTGCTTTGGGCCTCTTTTTGACCAGATGGTTGAGTTGCTTCTCCACCAACAATGTTTCTATTGTAGAGTGTATTTGTGGACATTTTTTGTGAATCATTTGTGTACATGTTATCATGTATGATACACCAATCTGCGGATATTTCTTCAACTGTTTGATTGTCTACTTTGAATTTCACATTCTTAATAATCTTCCTACCAAGTAACTGCATGTCCCATGCCCAGTTTGCGGTTTCGGGTAGATAAAACTCTGGTGGTTCAGCTTCCTGTAACAGAATTTGCTTGACAATGTCTGGAAGTACATTAAATGTCGCTTGATCTAAATCATTTTGAACTAGGGTACGAATATCACCTGGATCATCAAGTGATGTTTCACCTTTAAGAAGAGAAATCATACCAGGGATAATATTTGTATTATTTTCATCAATACCTAACTGTACAAGTAGATCTGGTCCAGGAGTTACAGTTCCGGATATAATACCCAAAAACGCAAGAAGGACATTTGGTGGAGTTGTATCGAATAGCGCAGAGGGAAGTTGCGAAAGGAGTAAATTATTAAACTGATTCTCGAATGCTAAGAAATCACCAAAGCTTGGGAATGAGAAAATTGGAAGGGTAATACCAGCTGCATTTGGAGCACCCGCTGCCCACCACGCTTCAAATGTATCATAGCCAAATTCTACTAGAGTTTTACCACCGAATAAAATCTTTTGAGCTGTATCATTAAATGTAATGACTTCGTAGTCCCATTCGGGTAATGTCATCTGGATCCATATGTTGTTTAGGAGGTCTCCCATATTTTGGGGTTTTAATTCAACGCGGACCGTTTCACCAAATGGCCATGTAGCTTCTAGACCAGATTGGACTTTGTATACATTATGATACTTTCGAAACTCGGAATGTCTCGCACCAACATTATAATGAAATAATGAATCTTCTGGATCTTTGGAAAGTAGGTGTGTATCCTGTTTTCCAATAGCCTTGAGCGAAATTTTCGCAGCTTCACCCATACCTACTATTGCTTACATATTTTTAATATCCATTTTCCACATGTCAATGTGTGAAGTACCCTTCATAACTTCAAGTTCTTCCCTCGCTTGCTTTGATTCTTTGAGAAGTTCCTTGACACATTCTTCGGTGTACTGGACAGTCTTGATGTTGAGAAGATAGTCAAAGTTTCCATTGATTTTAGGGAAGATACCAGCCAATTGTCGCTCAAGGTCATCCTTCTTTCTCTTGAAGACTATGATTTGCCCCTCGATGACCATTGTGACAAACTTTGATTTGTATCCACACATCTTGGATCTCACTTCAAGCACTTTGATAAGGTGGTCCTTTCTCTTCTTGTAGTGATCAAGTCGGAGGTCGACAAAGTCCTTAAGGATTTCTTCGGGACTTGAGTACTTGTAGATACCCTTCACTGGATGGAACAAGTGCATGTTGGATGTATGGAATGACTTTCTCATCTTGAGGTCCTTCACAAGATCCTTCCCATTGTAGCCCATGATTTCAAAGTCAACATCTTCGGTCGTTGAATTATTTGTGAATCCCGAGATAACTTTCTTTTCCACGAGACCGTCAAGATACTCCTTGTAG